AATATATTACTTATATTTTCCATTTTTTTTTAAGAAAAAGCCAACAATATTAATCCACCAATTATCAATATGACCAATATTATCAAAAATATTGGTGATACGTTTTCTAATTCCTTATCTGACATAGGAACTTTAAATATTAACAGATTCCATAATCTTTGGTCATCTTCATTATTTCCACCCAATCCAAACATAATTTATACAATTTTTATACAAATATAATAAATTTTTTGAATTTTAATTATTTATATATAAAAGAAAAAATTAATATGGCATTAGAACTTCAAAGAATTGATCCGTATAATGAAACAGGAACAACTATATATTATGGGTATGCAACAGCAGGAACACAAGATTCAGACCCATTGTGGTCAATTAAAAGAAAAAGTATAGTAAATAATGTTGCTAAATTTGAATATCCTTATATATCAGGAACAACAATGGTTAATACATATCCCGCAATTCAAGTAAATGATGTAACTTATTTACAATTGTCTGGATTAATATGGGATAATCGAACAGGTTATACATATAGATAAAAAAAAATTAAAAATATGAAACATTTAAAAATATTTGAACAATTTAATAAAAATATAAATTTGATATTAAAATTTGACAATGAAGATGAATACTTTAAAGCAGTTGAGTATTTTAAAGATGATAGTCAATTTTTTCCTAATGATTATGATAGTGAATTTTTAAGTATATCATTTTCGTGTTCGGATCAAGATGATGCTGATGTGACAGAACAAGCTATTCAAGATGAATTAGATGAAAATGATTTTTCAAATTATTATTTTGAATCTGAAGATGAATAATAAAAAAACAAAAAATAAATAATACAAGATGAAAAAATTTAGTAATATAAATGAACGAGTTGAACCAAAATATGAATTAAAAGATTCATTGAGAAATGAAATATATTCATTAATTGAAAATTCAATATCTATAAAAATTTCAAATGAAGAATCTTTGGATAAAGACATAAGTATAAATGGTAAAGAAGAATTAGTTGAAAAAATTAAAAGTTTGATTGATGATGTTAGAATCAAAGAAAGAACAATGACATTAGAACATGTTAAAACAAATGTTTATAGGAATTTTGATATGAAATGGTTAAATGAACAAATTGATGGTTTACAAAAAATTAAAATAGGTTCAAATTTTGTTTTAAAAGAAAATATAAATGATCCACAAACTGATGATAAATTTAAAGCTGATATACTTAATTATTTTGTTAAAAAATTAAATGAAATTGGAAATATTAATGGATATGAATTTGAATATGATCCATCAGAAGGTATTTTTAAATTTGTAAACGATAGAAAACAAATAATTGTAAAAGCTACACCATTTTATAATGATAACAATGGTATACCAATAGAAGTTTGTTCAGCGAACAATCCAGATACACATTATTTTATTCAACAAAGAGAATTTAATGTAGAAAATGTTTTATTTGAAGAATATTTTAAATTAATAAACAGATTTTTAATTCAGGATGATTGGATGGAAAAAGTTGATAAAGCAAATTCTATTCGAGATATTGATGGTAAACAACAAGCTTTTTATAGTGATAATATGAACGACACTGAAGAAATTCAATAAATAAAAAAAGAGGCATTTGCCTCTTTTTTTATTTAATAGTAATTGTGGTGCTTTCTTTCTTTTCTTCTTTAAATTTTGGTGCTGTTAATGTTAAAATTCCATCGACCATTGATGCAGAAATTTTATTTTTTGCAACATCTTTTGGTAATTGAAAACTTCTTTCAAAACTAGATTTTCTAAATTCTTTTCTGTAATAACCATCAAAATTGTCTTCTTTTTTATCTTCAACAGTAGAAGATATTTTTAAAACATTTTCTTCTAATTCAATTTTAATGTCTTCTTTTTTCAAACCTGGTGCAGACAATTCAATGGTGTATTCATTTTCTTTTTCATACACATTAATCAAACCACAATTACCACGGCCTTCAAATAATGTTGTAACATAATTTGCATCATCATCACCAAAGAATTTTTTCATAAAATCCGTAAATGGACTAACCAATAAATTTTTATTCGTATTCATATATTTTAATTTTTTTTTAATTTTAGGATTATTCCTAATGACAACTAAAATATCAAGTCTTATGCCAATTAATTAAAAATGATATTTTGTCATATATTTTTTATAATATAGACAAATTGACATAAAAAACGAAACGAAACATATTTATATATAGCAATTATGGAAAAAATTATATATGAAATTCAAGATAAAGTTTATCTAAATGAACCGACATTACAAGATGAACTTAGATATTGGAATGCAAACAACAAAAAAATTGTATTTACCAATGGATGCTTTGATATCCTTCATCGAGGACATATAGAATATTTATGTGAAGCAAAAGAAATGGGTGATATTTTAATTGTTGGTTTAAATTCAGATAATTCTGTTAGACGATTAAAAGGTGAACATAGACCTATTAACGATCAAATGTCTAGAGCATTGATTTTAGCTAGTTTATTATTTGTTGATGCTGTGGTAATATTTGATGAAGAAACACCGTTAAATCTTATTAAAACAGTTAATCCTAATATATTAGTTAAAGGTGGTGATTATAAAGAAGAAGATATTGTAGGATATAATTTTGTTAAAGAAAATAATGGTGAAATCGTAACTATAAATTTTGTTCCTGGATTTTCAACTACGAATATAATTAAAAAAGCATCAATTTGATGCTTTTTTAATTTCATTAGTAAACTTTAATTTTCTTTGTACCATTTTCAAATTGATTATTCCAAACCATTCTGGTTTTATTATCTTTAAAATCATCAAAAGTAATCCAAACTTTTTTCTTAATATATCCACCAATATCATCAATAGTATAACCTTTTGCTTTAATTGTATTTTTTTTATCTTCAGATTTAATTATTTCAAAATCTGTTATTAATGTTTTTGGATTATCTTTTAAGTCTTTTAAAATTATTTTATAATCAACAGAAATATATTTACTTGATTGTTCAATTAAAAAATCTTTAAAAATTGTTTTCATATAGTATATATAAAATAAAAAACCTTCAAAAAATTATAACTTTTTGATTAACGAATAACTATCATCGTATTCCATAAATATTTCAAATCCACTACTAAAATATAGATTTAATGCTTTAATATTATTTTTATAAACAATAAGTGTTATAATATTTAATTTTAAATTATATTTCACATAATCAAATATATTATTCAATAATACTTTTGAATATCCTTTACCTCGATATTGATCAATTGTTTTAAAATTATAAAATATAATATATTTTTCATTAAAAAATTCATCTGCATCTTCAATATTATATCCACATTCAGAAACTAAAATATTATCTATTAATAGTTTAAATGTTTTAAATTTTGATGTTATCATATAACATTTGATGATATCCATATGGTAAATATTTACCATCTAATCTAGTTAATTGTCTAGATGTTTTTATATTTTCAATTACTTTACAAGTAAAATCAAAATCATTATTTTTTTTATAAATAGAAAGTATATCAGTAAGATTATCAATAAAATTATCAGAATCAAAATTGATTTCATTTGGATATTTTTGCTTAAACATTGAATAAACTGTATCTGAACCTTTAATACCAATTCCTCTAGTTTCTGCTGTTAATTTCGCAACACTTAGAATATTATCACCAGTATCACCAGCAACAATTTTTTTGAAATATGATTCTTCTCTGTTTACTGATACTATTTTTGCTTTAGTTGTTATTTTTTCAAAATAATTAAGAAAATCTATATCATTATTTAAGTTAAAAATATCACCATCAGTTGAATCTTCAATATGTTTAAAGAAAATTTGATAATTTTCAGGAATAAATACTTTTTCATCTTGAAATTTATGATTGTAAATTATATTTATATAGTTGTCAGTTGTACTATAATTTAATAGTTGGTGAAGGTCACTATCATTTGATATTATTAAGTTTGATATTCCATTTTTATTTGATTCTGTTATAATGTGTGCGATAATATCATCACCTTCAAATGGATCAATTTGATATAAATGACAATTATATCTTCCTTTAATATTTTCTTTGAATTTATCGAAAGTGTCAAATACAAATTCCCAATCAATTTCTTCTTCTTTTTTTCTTTTACCTTTATATTCTGTATATATGTCTTTTCTCCATGACCTTTTACTATCGGAAATGAAATATATTTTATCAAATGGATATTCATTTGTAATATTATTAAAATCGTGTAATAATAATGATTCTAAATCACCATATAGGGTTTTTAGTTTATGTAATATAAATACAGCACGATATAAAAAATAATTTCCATCAAAAATACAAGAAAGATTTATCATAATTTTTTATTTTTATATAGATGAAAAATATAATTTTGTTTTTAATATATAGGTATATGAAAATATTTTTTGAAGATTTTATTAATGAAGATGTTGTTTATCATGGATCACCATATGATTTTGATTATTTTACATCTAATATGATAGGACAAGGTGAAGGTGCTTCTGGTTGGGGATATGGTTTGTATTTTTCAGAAGATATTGATGATGCTAAAGACTATGCAAAAAAATTAGAACGTGAAAAAGGTGAAGCTAGATTATATAAAGTAAGAATACCAAATAAAGATAAATATCTAAATACATCTTTAAATTTATCAGATCAAAGTAAATATGTTAAAGATTGTTTAATGAAAATGTCTAATAAAAAGAAAATAAAAATATTAGCCCAACATAACGACTTTGACTTTGAAGAATTCAAAAATGATATTGATAATAATATAGATGAACATTCATTTGAAATAGATAGTGCTGAATATAAAGAATTTTTACAAGAAATTTTAGATAGCGAATTTATGGATATCGGTAATGATTTTTATAGTATTTTAAAAGAATTAAATCCAAATTATTATGGTGATGATGAATATTATGCATCAGAATTATTATATAAACTTGGAATTAAAGGTAATATACATAAAGAATTTGGGTATTGGAATTATGTTGTATTTAGTGATGATGATATCCAA